GAGGCGTTGTGGGCGAGAAATCAAGATTCTACCATATACCCAACATCGGCACTATCAATTACAGGGTTGCCAGAAATACTATCCACATCTGGATTTCCACGTATTGTATCAACTTGCACCCTTTCAAGTGTTGAGTCCCCGGATTCCAAATCCGAAAACCGCATAAATTTTATGTCGATAGAATCTTGATTTCTCGCCCACAACGCCTCAAGAGAATCATTGTTGCTCTCAAAATGGCTCGCATATATTGTATCACCAGATGAAAAACTGTTGGGATACGACATATCCTGAAGCCCAAAAGCCAACGACACAACACTAAAAACAAATAAAAAAACACTTCTCATGTGAACCTCGTTATTTTGTGTACACCCCTGAGAATGAGAGACAATACATTGAATGTTGTATCGTCTTCGTCTTGATAAATTTCAAGGTAAACAGACCGACCGTGGCACTTCTTAGGAAAAACAACTTTCCTCACGACATTGCCCTCATCAGGAAACACCGCCGTACCAAACACAGCGGCCCCGAAAACAGGGACATCTGACAATAACGCATTTATTGTTCTTGTGGAAGAAATACCGGGAACATCACCGACAACCAATTTAACATACGCATTCCTGCGCAAAACAAGAAGGTGGTGCAGCGTATTCCAACGCACCCTGCCGCCAATATCTACAATTCTTTCTTTTAGAACAACTTTACATCTTTTGTTAGTAGAATCAACAAGAAACAATGAGCCTGAATTGTATATGTACTGGTCGGCTGTACTCGTGGCATCTTCCGCACATATATTTGAACCGCCGTCCTTACTCTGGCAATAGTATATTGTGTTGTCTTTCTTTGTCGCAATGTAAGAGAATCCAGTTTTCCACCTCTCCCATGACTGATAATTCTTTGCATTCGGAGCAGCTATAAAACTGTCCAAATTCAATACCAGTGTCCTGTTGTTTACAAGTCCACCGTCATTCAAATCCCTATAGGACAATAGGTACTCAGTCCTGAAAGACCGCCTATGAACACACCCGCACGGGCGAAATGCTGTCGTACTACCAGTGTATAACCTTTGTATGTCAGGCTTTATATCACGCGAAATGTCAAACTGTACAAATGTCTGTCCATTAAAAAAACGTACTCCATCATTGGTAAGACCTATTGTATAATTGCCCCACGCATCAACGGTGCGAAATTCCTTGAAGTAAACCGGCAATCCCTGTGCAGAACTGGCAATCATTTCATACCGTGCGCCAACATCGCCATAAGGCTGTCTGATTATTCCATTAGGAGTGTTGATATACAGGTGTTCCCCATGAGTGAACAACCCTTTTATTACATAAGGATAGTCTATGTAATTGTTCACAGTGTCGAATTTCTCAAGGTCGTACACTGTACCAGATTGCAGGGAATAATACAGCCTATTATCTACGGCAACCCACAAGCGCCGGTCGTGCATGTGGCAGTATTGTGGGTTTGAAACAATAAGATTACTCGCCGCATTGATAGAAAACAGAATGGACGAGTTCTTGCTGGTATCTGAACTAACATCAACAGTGGTGGTTGTATTGTCCCCTGTTTCGTGATAGTAATAATAGACACTACCACTCGGTTCCTGTATCCACACAACCTTGTTGTTTACTTGCGCATCCGTTGAGTTGGTGAAATCACTTATCCGTATAGTTTTATTAGCACCAGAAATAACAACATCACCAAGCAACAGTCCACCACTGTACAGCACATTTGTACCGCTCACTTTTCGGGCATATCCTATATACACACTATATGTCCCATCGGCAAGACTTCCACCACTCACAGCGGAAACAGACGGGCCGCTTTCTGGGGCATCAATACCTACTTGATAGGCTGCACTCGCACTCTCTACCTTTACCAATTTGCTCCCGTTGCAAACCCAACACTTATCCTGCCAATTTGTGAACCACGCCTCACCAGACCCCCCCATGTCATATAGTTCAGTGGTATCACCTGTTGTCTGGTCTACTGTGTACAACTTACCACCAGACACGGCAAGAAGGGTTTCGGTCCCATCATTCTGTTCATACACAAACAAGCCCTGAGCGGCACTGTTAAACATCTCCGATGTCTTCAAACCCTTAAAACCCGGACACCGCTTCCAGCCACGGTCAAGAATTATGGCATTTTCACAGTCTTGAGCCTGACTGTCGCGTATAGCAGTGGGGTCTTCTGTGGTGTTCAACCCACCACTAACCTTTGAATAATCTATCTCAACATTCGTGTTTTTTGTACGCATTCACCTACCCGCGCAAGTCATAACTGTTGTCAAAGTTTGTAGCTATTGCCCCAACACCTTGTCCAAGGTCATACTCTTCCGTTTCTACCCTGTCGCCCGCATCGTCAACAACTTCAAGGCGCATATCAACATTTACATAATGGTTTGCGTGTTCGTAATTGGCAAGCATCTCAAGTTGTCTCTGCCTCATTGCTGAATATTCCGGCCCTATCAGATCACTCTCGGTTATGTGTATCTTCTGAGCCGTGCAAAGTAGAAGCTCACTGGGGAAAAAAGAATACTCCGTTTCAGTACCAGTAAAATCATCAAGTGTCTTTATGTAGTCTATTTTTACTGTCTGCGTCGGAGAATCATAGAAATTTATTGTCCATGTATGCCCTGCCGCCTTGGTAAACCCAGAGTTGATATAATAACCATCATCAACCCTGTTCGATCTGTTGTAATAATAAAAGTCGGGTCTATTATCACCGTCTGTGTCATGCCAAACACGAACCATTCTGCCAAAATCATCAGGAAGTGTGGCAGAATTGCTGGAAATGGTCAGGGAATACCCGCTCTCAAGCAGGTATTCCCACGCCCTGTATTCCCAAAGTTCCCTCTGTGCACGGTTCAACAGATCGGTGGCAAGGTCAGTGATGTTATTCCCCTCATTGGCAACATCGCTGAGCCAGTCAAGCATTCTGTTCCTGATAGTGGAAAACACATCAGTGTGATACCCTGGGGTTGAAGGAACGCTGTTTTCGCTGGCGGGATTCGATGCCACTTACTTCCCCCTTATTGTTCAGTGTCGTTTTTTCTTGGTCTTCCGGGCCCGCGCTTTTGAGCATCTTCCTTAACACTCCGCGCATTTTCAATTTCTTCCTTCATAGCCGCTATGCGGGAACGCTCTTCCTCAAGTTCACGCTCAACAGATTTTCTCCGCAATTCTTCTGCATACCGTTCGGGGTTACAGTGATTCTTGTACTGTTCCTCATCCATTACAGGGTCAAACCTGTCGGCAACACAACCATCAAGAACCTCAATCTCATCTGGGTCCGATGTTCTGTGTGCAACCCATAGGCCGACACGGGGGTTGCTTGATAGAACTTGATTGAACTTTACATGCCGCCTGATTGTAACAGGTTTGCTGTTCAGAAACATCGGTGCACCGTTGGGCAAATACTGTTTTGCCGGTTTTCCATCTTCACCCTTCACCACCACATAGAAACCATACTGCCCCTGTGGTGCATAGTAAGTCTTCTCCACATTTACTCCCTTTTTTTAGGTGTTATAGGGGCGGCACGCCGCCCCTATATTATGAAACATTACCAGTTACGATCTGATGTCGTGATTGCCCTGCGGTTATACAGATACATTCTATTGAAAATGATCTGTTTTGCCCTTTCAGTACCGGCAATGGCACGAAACAGAATGTCATACTTGGCACCAATAGCCGCACCGCCAAAGTCAAGTTCATAAGCCTCACCAGCGGCACCGGAAAGGGTGTCAGGGTAAGTCTCATAAATCACGTTACCCGTCTGATCCTTGCACTTAATAACTATCTGAGCGGTCAGACTGTCAGTATCAGAACAGGTTAGAGTATCACGAACAAGAACCGTTTCCCAACCCTGTTTCGGGGAATAATTCGACTTAACAAGTATCGAATCCGCAGGAGACGCGTTTCCAATGATACTGTCATACGAAGCACTCGAAGAAACAGCGGTATCAAGCCTCCACACATAGTTGGCATCAGTAACGCCATAATTTGCGATACCAGCCGCGTGTGTGGTTATGGCGGCAAAAAGAACCACCGCACATGCCGCAAAAATCTTTCTCATAAAAAGCCTCTTTCTTTGAATGTTAAGCCCCGGCCACTAACAAATGGCCGGAGCCTTCAACGATTAGTACCAGTTCGTCACTTTCATAATCGAATATCCAGCGTCTCTCGGGCAAATGGACGCTTCACCAAGAATTTCGTCCTGCTGCCCATCAACATCATTGTTCTGAATGCTGGACTTGATTTTGAAATCATCACCACGCAGATACACATAATCGACCAGTTCAGGAGCAAAAATCATGGCAGATTTTGAAAGCTCCCCACGGTCAAACGCATCATGCTTGATAACCTCAATGTACCCCTTCGATGTCAGGAACTTGGTAGCTTCAACACCAAGTTTCTTGTATTCTCCGCTGTTATTCTGCTGGACAATGAGTTTATCCTGCGCCCAACGAAGCATGAGGCCGTATATCTTTGAACCACAGAACTGCACGAGTTTTGTGCGCGAGCCGCCCATTGTCTCGTGCATGTCATCGGGAAGGTCAGATATATAGTTCTCATGCGTCATCTGGCCGTTTGCATTGTGAGTGCTCTGCGCCCAATTCCAAAGGCCACGCATTGTGCGGAAAGAATCACCAAGTGTGCTATCGGTCGTCGTCTCACTCGAACCACGCTCACTGAAAAGAAGAGTGTTTTCAACCTTGCGCATACCCTCAACACTGTTCTCCTCTTTAATGAGCGCCCACCGCTGGCCTCCATAATGGGGGTTGCCCTTGGCGGTTCTGGACATTGCACACGTAAAGCGGAAAATCTGCGTGTAGTTGTACATATTGTCAGGGTCTTTCATCAGGATATACGGAGAATTGGAGTTTTCCGCATATGCTGGCCCAAGCGCCAGAAGCGTATCATTGGCACTCAGACTGAAAGACGTGGACCCAACAGACACAACCGTGATAGTGGTGGAAGAAATGGCACTGATACGGCAAACAGTCATATTAGCCGTGTTAAGCAGACACATCTTCAGCGTCAGGCCGTCAGCACTCGAAACATCAAATTCCGTGTTGCTGGACTTGCTCGAACAGGTGAATGTTACTGCTTGCGGCGTATATGTGAAAGCCTCATATTTGGGAGTCTCAACACGCCGTTTTCCAATCAGGCCACGTTTGCGCGGAAGCTCATTCTGCCCCATCTTGATTACACCAGAATTGACCAGCGCCATGGTCGGGTTTTCAGGGAACAAGTGGCGAATCGTATCCGCAACGGAACGCTTCAGAGTTCCAGTCGTGGACTGACTCGGTGTGGTAAGTGCTGTGGTACGTACTGCCATATTATACCCCTAATCCTTTTTTTGTTAAACTTCTGGTAGCCCAACATCACCCTGAAATCGGGTACCATTGAAATAAGACTGCAACAAGCCGTCCCCCTGCTTGGATTGTTTCGGAGAAATCCCTATTCCACCGGGAGCCTTGCGCGAACCAGCTTTTGAAGACGCTGCGTGTTGGCTTGTCAGGTTCTTGCCATAGTCAACAAACTGTGAAAGGTTCTGAAGTACCCATTTTCCAAGTACAACATCATGAACAAATTGCAGCTTGTTTTCATCAGATGCAAGATTGTGCCACCAATTACGCATTTCTTCCTTTGTCTGGTCAACAGTAAGACCCTTGGACTTATCGGGGTTCATAAGGTCAAACATCATATTGATAACAGGTGCACCCTCTCCATACATGAACTGTCTGTATGCGTCCTCACTTTCAAAGCGGCTTGCGAGGCGGTGTTCATTGGCAGAGGCATCACGCTCCGTGATTGCCTTCTTGTGAACACTTTGGCCGTTCTCCATTGCCATTTTTTCGCGTTGCTTTTCGGCCTCCAGATCCAACTTCTGCTCTTCTTGCCGCAGAATACGCTCAACGTGCTCATCAGCAAGGCGTATAGCCTGTACCTCATCTGCACCATTGTTGCGTGCCTGTACATACGCCTGTCTGTACAGTGTGAATTTGTTTCTGGTTTCTTGTTTAGCCGCGTAGCGTTCCTCTACACGTCGCTCCCATTCCGCTTTTTCTGGTTCACCCTGTTTACTCTGTCCTTCAGGCTGTTCGGTAAATTCACGCCCCGCATAAGCAAAACGCTTCGCCTTGTCGCCTGAATCGACAAAGCCCATGAGTTTTTCCATATCAAAAGTCTTCTGCCCCGACTCGTCATCCTTCTGGAAAAAGGATGTAAACCCTTCAACCTTTGGAGTTTTTTCAGTGTTTGCTTCTCCGGGATTTTCCTTAACAGGTGGTTTTGTTTCATTGTTGTTGTCAACGATGTTTTCTTCTTCATCATCAACTTCCTCATCACTTTTCCCGTCTTTCTGGGTTGCTCCCGGTTCGCCAACGTAACTGTCCTCATCTTCAACAAGCTCATAGTCTGAGAAGTATGCGGAGGCCATCACGTCCTGATCGTCAACAACCGGCGTTTCTACTGTCTGTTCTTCTGCCATGTCTTTTTCTCCTTTGGAGTGTTAACCGGGCATGAAAAAAGGGGATGTACAGTGGTATGGCACCATACAGCCCCTTTGATCTTGGCCCCTGTGCATGTCTGGCCGGACAATGCACTGGGGTTGCCCGTGATTTATTTATTTTTTACTGGTCTGCCAAAACGTCAAACTTCCAAGTCTTGCCCCCCTGCTTAACAACAAGGGTGTCATTCGTGTCGTCAATCATATACACATCAGTTACCCACGCAGTACCAAGTTTCAAACTGTCAGATTCAAGCCCGCCAGTTTGAACAATGTTGCCAGAAATGCTGTCAATGTCGGGGTTTCCCCTGATACTGTCAACATCAATGCCGTCCCCATTACGTCCAGAGGGCATAATGGGAAGCATTTCAGTAAGGATGGTGTCGTACATATTAAACTGATACGCATCACCAAACGAACTGAAATCTTCCTTCTCGGGAACATTGCGACTATTCACTACCTTGACAGCGCCAACGTCACCAAAAAGGAACAAACACATAAGAACACAGAAAACACTACGCATCTTTAGCCTCCTTTGGCTGTTTCCAGATTACACGGTTATTCCTCAAACTAATTTGCCATATCAGAAATAGCGGCTTGTGCGGTTTGTAATTGTGGCTGTCTATTATGTTCTTCTGTAAATAGACCTGCTCAATTATCCCATTTCTAACCTTAATATTTGCAACTCTTATCTGGTTGCTGTCCACAACATCAAGGGTGCCAAAAAGTCTGTTCTTCTCAATAACATTTATAGCATCCATGATCGGCTCAAACTGGAGCATCTGCAACTGCCGCCTCATGCCATCGTTTGCAGATTGCAAACTGTTCAAGTCTGCCGATTGGCGTTTGAGAGAAGAATACAGAAACCTGTTATTGTTGTTCTTCTTCATCGGCAACCACCTCATCATATTTCCGCTTCATACGGTAAAGCTCCCCAAGGATCAAATCGGTTCCAGCAATCATACCACCGAGTGTCTGGGTCTGATCTGTGGAACAGTCCTTGAGATTGTGTATCAGTTTTTCCCTTACAAGGTAGAAAAAGAATCTAACAGCTTCATTGTCAGAGAATGCCCCCAACTGCTTCAAATACGCCACATCAGCATCAACGACATTGCCGGAAGAGTCAACACTAACATTGTACGGCCTTATTGCCAGATACTTAGGAATAGATTCCTTTACAATGACTGTTTTCGATCCTGTGCCCATCTTTCCGATAATCTCACGGTAAGAATACAGATACAATGCAACCATAAGCAAAACAGCAACAAAACAGACAATATTAACGAGCATTAGGCGGCCCCGGTTGAGGTTGTAACGGTCCCCGTGCCGCTACAGGGCGACCCTGTGGCGGTACTACATTAGGTGGTATCATATTGGCGGGAGGGGCCGGGGTGGGGGGTGGCCCACCCATCGGCATCTGCTGTTGCCCCGCCATTGCCATCTGTGGTTGTCTATAAACCTCGTCAATATCCACCCCAAGGTCTAACTTCTTCAACCACGAACGTATCAAGGGGGCCATATCAACATTCATCCATGACTGGTCAACACCAGCCCCCTTAAAATTCTGAATAGCTGTCATCGTGTTAATTAGTTTTGTTGCCTGAACAAGTTTGTTCTCGGTTAAACTGCTCTGAACAACAAATTCAAAATCCCCAAGTATCTGCCACTTTTCTACAACCTGAGAACCAAACTTATTAGGCCTGATTATGAATTTCTCAGGACTATACTGCTGTAACATTGTTAGATTCACATTGCCACAGTTAATAAGACCATATGAAAACTCTGTCAGGTAATAGGACTCCATCGTGTCCCCTTCCTGATCCATCATCACTGCTGCCGTAGCTGTTGAGTTCTGCGGACCACCCTGCATTGCCTTACGTGAAAAATCCTTCCTTGGTAAAACACGCTGCGCCGCTTCCTTTGCCTCAGAACTCAAATAACTGTACAAATTCGGTGAACTTGTTGGGAAATCGACATAATGAAACAGATCACGCGCCGACTTCTGCATTCCGGGCTTTTGCTCAAACGGAACAAACCCGCCATTTTTCGCCCTGTTGTTCAAATCTTCGGGAGAAAACCCCAATCCCTTATCGTAAAATATCCAGTTCTGAAGTTTGCGCAACCCATCATCAGCCGTCATGTTCAACGCGAGGTTCAGATAGTTTTCCATTGGTACCACAGATTCACTATCCGTATTTCCCCACCAGAACTCATCACGCCGGTCAAATGTGCAAATCCAAATCGGCACAATATCATCATCGTTAGGGTTTTCCTGAAACCTGATTATATTATCACCAGCAAACTCAGCATAATAGGTCGTCAAATCACCCTCATTGCCCTTAATATTACACACACCATACCAATGTGTAATATCTATACCAATACCCTTATAGTCAGACTCAGAATAGGCATAATAATTTGAATCCTTGGCAATATTTTCTTTCGCCTGTTTCAGTGCTTTTTCCACATTTGACTTGATATAATTATCATCACCCTTGGTATACGCCATAAAATCTGAAAGCTGCCACCGCTCTATGTAACCACGATAGTCAGATAGTTCAGGATCGGCAATGTGTGGGTTCTGGAAATAATTCAGGAAGTGTATACGGTGGTTTATCACCCCACTCTTCGCACGTGGAACAAGTGTGCGCTCATAACCTATAATAGCATCACCAAGTTTTTTCTCTACAGTTCGCATTGCCTTTTCTACCCGGTTCTCATAACAGACAGTGCAAACACCAACACCATATTTCGATGCGTCATTGATAACAGCATGGAGAGCACGTTGACGAAACATTCCATTGCGGAAATTTGACTGCAATGTCCCTTGTGCAACAACAGCCTTATCATGCCCTGTACCCGGTCCGGGGTACACCGTCAATATTGGATCATTCTTGAAAGAGCCAAGTGTTAATGCACGGCGTGAAAGCATTGCCTCACGGGTAAGAGGAACAGCAATCTTGCTCATCCATGTGTTTGAGGCCCTGACAGTGCTCCTGTTGTTGTGATACCGCATGTCATAAGCATCACGGAGACGAGTGTGCCTGTTCCGCAACGATTGATAACAATTTGACGTGAAATAGTCTTCGCGCCTCGTTGTTATATAGTCAACTATAGCCTTCTCATGATTGCGCCATTTGTTTTTCAGGTCTTTCATGGCACCAACTTTCTATCGGCTATTAGTTTTCACTTGCACGCGCTTCTTGTGGTCGAATATCGCCACAATATCACTGCCAACACTCGTACCACTCAAACCAGTGGCCCAATACCTGATAATAGGTGCCCATTCGGGAACATACCAAGAGACCTGACACGCATAACCAGTAACAGAAGTGGTATCAACCTGTCCAAGATAATCAGTGAGCGCCCCCGTAGAATCAACACGTCCAGTGTTTTTAGTACCAAGGCTGTCAGTCACAACGGTATCAAGCGTTACAAGCAACCACCAAAGAGTATCACGGCTCCCACCAGAATCATAAACAGGGTACCCCAACTGATACCCATACGAAATAGCAAGGCTATCACCAGCAAACCCAGAACTCGATGTGTCATCACACTTGAGAACACAAGCAACGTCCTCAAATTGGCTCAACTGAAATACTTTGCTGTATTTTGTCGAATCAGCCCTGAGACCAGTTACGGCAGAAGTATCACCATAACCCCCCCAATTGCCAATCTGACCAAACGCAACAGAAACAACGAACAAAACAAGAAAAAACACCCTCATACACCTACCCCTTCCTCGACATAGCAATTTCAATAGCACGTCTTTGTTCATCCGCTTGCATATCAGCCTCACGGTTATGTTTCAAAGCATAATATGCCATCTTCTTAACACCCTTCGTGTGCCCCTCAACCCTCTCCATCAAATCAACGGCCTCACGGAACTTAGGATCTTGGCACAACTCCGCAAGCCTCTCGGGTGAAACCATCCTTTCAGCATCAGGAACACCCTGCATGAAATAACGCTTCCGAGAAGCCTCTTCTTCCGGCATCCGAGACAACTGGTCCTCAGTATAAACATTTCTCATACCAGTGAAGTCTCCCTCATTATTGTTTCATACCCAGAATCTCTAACCCAAGCATTCCTATCATATAAAGAAGATTTTCCAGAATCAGCCCGGTTTATCCCGTGCTGTATCTCCTGACTCTTCCAAGTGTAAATACCCTGAAGACCATACCGGCACTCATCCGCAGTGTCATCACCGTCTACCTTCTGGTATTCTTCCGGCTTGTTTGGATCAATAATCATAGATTGCATGTCCTCAGCATATGTCCGGTTGTACTGAGGCCAATAATACACACACGATGAACCACTTGCACTGTCAAACAACTCCCGCATGACAGCACAACCACCCTGACGGTCAGTGTTCGCCTTCACAAAACCAACACCAGTACCTATAAAAACATCATTATACTCATCAACAGGAGAACGCACATAGTCCTCACCAAGACGTGATTTCGTCCACGCATCATGACCAGCCCACACCGTAACAGGGTAAGCCCCACCAGTCGGCCTGAAACTCTCAATCCTACCACGTATCGTCTCAGCATGTGCCCTATGCGTCTGACCATTAGCCTTATACGTGAAAAGACGGTGTATAGTCCCAGAAGGACTCAAATACCAGTATCCAAAACTGGTATAATGACCAATACCTATATCCAAACTGCCAAACACCCTGCCAGTAGCCTTATTGACACCAATGTCCCAAGGCTGTTCCTCTTTTCCATATTCACTGAAAAATTGCCCCTGAAACGTCTCCCATGACCCATCACGCCAAGCACTCCGCAACGGCTCATGTAACCCATCAAGCCACTTCAAATATGCCCTGTCACAATGCGGGTTGTCTGTAGCCTTAAATGGAATAAATATCCGAGTATGACCAGAAACATCATCCGTATACGTCTTCTCATACGCCACATCAACCCAATGACGTTTAACCCACGCATGACCACGACCACCCGGATTCGTGGTAGCCAAAAACTGCGCCGTCAACTCACTTACAGGACTGCGAAGAGAACCCATAAGCATGTCAAACTCTTCCTTGCTCCCTATAGTATCCGTTATCTCCTCAACAAGTATCTTCGCATACTCATGACCCAAATACTTCCCAATAGTAGAACGATCCTTCCAGTGCCCAACACGTGTCATACCACCAGAACGCCAACGTATAACAGCAGGATTACCAACTATATCACATAAACCCCGGTAAAAACTCCGAGCACGAAATAACCAGTTGCTCAAATCATCATAATCCTTGCGAATAACTAAACTCGTGTACTTGGGATTATTCACATACTCCGGCTCCGCCAACCAAGCTAATCCCAACTCTGTCTTACCACCACCACGTGCACCACCCGCCAATATCTCCGTCTCACCACGACGCAATACCTCTAACTGCTTAGCAGAATTAGGCCGCCAAACCTCCTCACGAACATTCTCACGACCCTTACCCTTCATCACTACCCCAAATACTCACAAACGTGTCAATGTCGTACATGTCCGTAACTACACTCTCCCCAGAATCCAATTCTATACACAAAAAGTCCTCAGGAGACTCATATACACAAACCACACGACGCAAATCTATCACACAGCGACCACGGCGAGACTCAGACTGAATACCAAGCAACTCCTCCTGCTCAACATCCACCAAATCAACACCAACCTCAAGCAACCGTGCACTCATCTGAAATCCTCACCCAATAACCAATTATTAAAAAAAACCCCCACCAAATACCCACAAACAATAAATACCAAACCAAAAAACAAATACCTCATAAATGTTAGGTAAGACACACACATAACTCAGTACAAACAGAAACCCTTATTAGACCCTTTTTTGTTTTTTAGAAAAATTCCAGAATAAAATCAATGTATGAAAAAAATGGTTAAAATTCTTACACAGTGTATGGGACTCCACATGCACACCCGGGCATCCTTCGCAAGGGGTGCCGGGGGTGGGGCCACCCCGCCAAAACGGCACAAAACCGCCGCGGCACTTTGGGCAACAAACCCAATGACCCGCGAACAATTGTAACTGCTTGAATTATATGACTATTCATTTTCCTCAGCACTGCCACCAGAATTGGTATTATCCACTTCCCGGTATTCTGCGTCTGACACCCCTTGTTTGTACCCCAGTGCTCCACCGACAGGTGCTTTAGATGGAAGGTATACAACCCTCGATACGTTCAGTTGTAAGTTATTGTCATCTCTATCCTTCCAACCGAAACCATTCTTCAACGTAAAGATCAGGCCAACCGTTGACCCTTTGCCAGACACGAGCATTCGCTCATACTGCGCGCCTACGCGTTCACGTGCTCTTTTTATGAGGTCAGAAAAGGCGTCCTTCCTGCTGTACTCAAGCATCCCCTGCCTTGATAGTCCTATACCATATGCCAGTTCTCCAAGCGTGTATGGTATGCCTTCTGTATCGCATTTGTCAAAGTATGCATCTATGGCGGTCTGCATATCTTCTACAGTTTCATATTTCGGTGGTCTTCCAGTCACCATATATCCCATAATTATTAGTGGAAATATGTATATCTATACAGATGTGTCTATAATATACACATAAATAGACACATTGTCAATAGAAATCTGCATTATTTTGCATTTTTCTGTTTTTTCTTGTATTATTCTGTATTATTGAGGGGTAAAAATAGACCTTGCAGAAAAAAACAACCTTTCTTTTCCGATCTGTGCCTCTCCTGCTGCGCGGCGGGGCGCTTGTAGGGGCGCCCGCCGCAGGGACAAAAGGAAAGATATACACTTCCAAAAAAGAAAGAGGAAGTCATCAACATAGAAAGAAAAAAGCCCTTCGCTTTCGTACTTTGGGTCACGGCTTTTTTAGGTGGGTTCACCACTCTGGAAACGGGAATGTATATGTAATATATACAATAATTCTGGTGTTGTCAATAGTTTTCTTTATTTTTTCGCACATTCTTTATGTTATGGTGATTTTACCTGTTGATAACTTTCGGGAATAATTGCCGATTCGGTAAATATTACATGGTAAGAATTACCGAATGTCTGCGATCGTAAATGTGGATTGCCGTTTGCGTTGATATTTCGCCGTATTGGGCAACTGGCACGGTGTTTGCGTTATTTACGGGTGTAATCAAAAGCAACCGCCGGGAAACCGGCAAACACTGGAGGGACAAGATGGAAAAGAGACTTGAGCAGATCGAAGAGATTTTGAGAGAAGCCGGAGCAGAGACAAGCAACGACATGGTCGAGGCGCTTGAGGACGGTGAACTACTGGCCCGGCTGGGGATCGCGGATACCGAGGCTGTGGAGGAGCTGCATGCCCGATATACGGCAGCCGTGCGTATTGCACAACCTACAATTGATCTTGCTCAGAATTACATGGCCCCATTTTCTTTCGGCAGTACAATCCGACAGGTCATGGAAGGTTTTATCTTGTGGGTGCAAGAACAAAATTTACGGGTGTAATCAAAAGCAACCGCCGGGAAACCGGCAAACAAAGGAAGAACAATGACGCTAACAATTAACATCTCAGAAGAAACACCTATTTTTAGTGATTATGAAGATGCGTTACATTATATAAATGTAAAACAAAAAGAAATAGGTAAAAATATTTATTTATCATCTGATGAATATAAAAAAATATATCCTATAGTAAAAAAACTATATGATGTTAAAAAAGAATTGAATCATCAAAAAACAAGAAAAGATGCAGAAAAAGCTATGAATGAGGCAGGAGTTTCTTTTAATGATAAGGTTGAATATACATATATGGATATGTTTATGGGGGCCAATCATTATACGGGTATAGTAATAAATAAAAATGGAATACCTTATGTCAAATATGATAAAGGACTTGAAGATATGAAGGGTAATAGAAGTGGCAGATGGCATAAAGGTTGGAGAAAGGCCCTGTAAGCGATCGTCACACAATACCGGTAAACATAACGGAGGGAAAAGATGGAAAACACGACCACGGAAAAGAAACTTAGCTATGAAGATTGTAAACGATGCTTCGTAAGCAAGGAACGGCAGACGATCATCGATGTTTTGCACCCAGAAACAGGCAGGACTCTGTTCTATGGGAAAACACTGGAAGATGTACAGAAAAAATATAGCGACGCAGAAGAAATGAGCATAAATGATTTTTGCACATGGAAAGCACAAATGCAGCGATCTGTAATCACATGGAATGAAACAACCGAGGAGCACTTCAACAGCATGCTCGATGCCCTCCCGCCAGCAGCAATGGACAGAACGTGCCGTGCGTTCTTAATGGGGGAACCATATGACCACGACGCTTTGAACGGGCAACCGAGGTATGATGCTTTCCGTAAAATAGGGAAGCGCTATGAGAAATCGAGCCGCCCCATGACACGGGCAGAATTTTGGGAAGAAATGCGAAATCACATGAATTTTCTTGTATAATAACACCGGGAGGGGATAATTAGTTGCGTGATGTGTTAGTTGTTGTTAATTTGCTCAGCTTTGGATTTATAGGCTGGGCTAAGAAAGGAAAGTAAAATGGACGATATTGCAAAATCTTATGAAAAATGGAAAAGTGAACATGACGAAGGTTATTGTTACGATGAAATATTCGAGTTTTGTGCAGGTTTGACTCGTGGTGATATGTGTGAGGTAATGGATTCGTATTTGGCCGCCCAGCAGAATAATAATGTGGCTGAGCAAACAGCCAACAACAGCGACAATACGCCATTTTGACAAACAGCGCATGTGTCACAATCAGTTGTACGCAATTCCAGTGCAAGGATAAAAGATGATAAATAAAATAATACATGGCGATTGTTTGGAAGTAATGAAAGACATTCCCGATAAAAGTATAGACGCCATTATAACAGACCCGCCATACGGAACAACTGCCTGCAAGTGGGATAGCGTTATTCCGTTTGAGCCGATGTGGAAACAACTGCACAGGGTTATAAAACCCAATGGGGCAATAGTTTTATTCGGTAGTGAACCATTTAGTAGCAACTTGCGAATGAGTAATATGAATGAGTTTAAGTATGATTGGATTTGGGATAAAAAACGAGTAAGTAACCCAATGATGGCAAAGAAAATGCCATTAAAAAATTACGAAATTATAAGT